TTGACGCAAAAAAACCGATGGACTGCGAGCCTATTTGCCGAATTATGTTATTGTGTCATAGAGGTTGGAATAAGAGTCGCCTCTTTGTTACATAGTTACTATATCTCTCTACCCTTTAGACATAATAACACAATTAACGAAAACCGAGGGACTGAGAGCCTAAAAATTGCGTCAGTTGCGACTGACATAATCTGACATAATTGAGGTGAGAACAATGGGAAGTGCAAACAAGAATAGAATAAAGACAAGAATATGGAAGTATCTAATGGATAAGGGACCTATGCCGATAGCGAGTATGCGTGAAGACCTTGACTGGTTGGGAACACCTAATGAGGTGAGTCAGATGTTGGACCGTAGTTATCTGTTTGAAAAGGTCGGGACTACAAAGGTTGGGCCGTCAGGAATAGCCGGAATCAACGGGACAACGGCAGGTGGCGGCTATGTAGTCGTGGTATGGGGTGCGCTACCTCTTGAGATAGCGACCAAGAAGTTCTTGGAACCCCGCAAACATCAAATAAGGCCGTTGTCAAAACAACCAGCATTCGTGAGAAAATATGTGGAGGAAAAATTAGATGAGCAGAATAAGTGAAGGGGAACTGGACCTGTATTGGAACAGTGATATAGACTTTGAACAGATTGATGGATGCTTGGTTATAGCAAAGCCGGAGTTCGGCGCAGCATCCTATGTTGCAGCCAGTAGTGTTATTGATATAGACAAGCCTGCTGGTAGGCTGATAACCAAGTATGATTTTCAGGATGTGTTTAATCATATCCCTGACTTTGAAGAACCCGGCTGGCCGGTCTATATCACCGAAGCAGCCGAAAAGAAGTGGCTCGTTCTTGTCATAGACTTATGGCGACCATTGGTAATGATGCCCGGTGAAGCGCAGTCAACATGGATATACACCTATCCTGTAATCAGGGACTTTGTTTCCCTACTACGTAATAATGGGTGCGAGGAACTATGTTATTTGGGTGCTACTGCCCCCAATGATTCATTCCCAAAGAATGTGTTCGGTCAACCAAAGCGAACCCGAATCTATGAGTATCACTTTGGAGAAGGGCGCAAGTCAACATCGAAGGCTTTCCTATTACCTCCGGTTTGGATATTCCCATACCTCTTCAATGCCTCCGGCGGCAAGGGGTGGATAACATTCACTGGTTTCAAGGAGAATACCAAAGACCCAGTAGATTATGTTGCTGCTGAAACATTGGGCAATTATCTTTCCAAGACTTTAAGTATGTCGGTTGATAAAAAGGTAATGATGAATGCTGCTGATAGAATCCGAGAAGAAGAAACTGTAAGTGCTGAAATGATAGAAGAGGCAACGAAGGCCGTTGCTTCTATGCTACCTAAACAACCGAATAGTAATGACAATATGTGGGGGTGAGTTCGTGGATATTTTTAAGGAGGTCGAAGGATTCTGCGATGCTAACCATTATGTTGATGTCAAGGATAAAGTCCCCGTCTTTCTATGCTCTATCGGGACTCATATCTTCAATGGTCTGAACAAGTGCGGCTACTGCCCACATGAACCTAATGAGCATGGTGATTGGGCTATCAACGAGTGCATACTCAGGCACAACAGACCACCTATCTATACACCGATGTCCCATATTGCCGACACCCGACTTCATATTATGATGCGTGGTGCTAAAGGTAGTGGTAAGTCAATACTTATTCAAATGTTCCTTGCGCCCCGTACCGGCCTTCTATATCACCAACACGCTAATGATTTAGGTCTTGGTTTCAGGACTGACATCGGCCCGAATAGTATAACGGAGGCTGGTATGTTTGGTTCGGTTGATGAGAACGGTGACATAGTAGGCGCACCGTTGGCACGTGAAATGTGCGGTGGCTTTCTCGGCTTTGAAGAGATGTCCACCCTACTTGATGCGTCTAAGAAGGACCATAGTGTTGACATCAAGAACCAACTACTGACATCCACCGATAATGGGAGAGTCAAGAAGATTATGCGTAGTGGGTGGGTCGAATATCTGACTCGTTATACTCTATGGGGCGGTACTCAGCCCGGTCGAATGGACCTTGAATCAGGTCTTGACCGACGCTTCTTTGTTATAGACATTGAAATGAATGCTGCCAAGGAGCAAGCATACAAGGAGGCTCAGAATAAACAGGCTTCTATGACTGCTGCCGAGCGATTACCATTGGTGGATAAGGTTCGTGAAATACAGGAATGGATTCTCAAGCGAACCGTCAACTTCATGTCTAATCCCCCTACTGGAATTGTGTTCAGCGAGGCTATCAATGAATGGTTGATGCAGGATAGTGTCAGGGGCCATGAGGCCGACCTATTCCGTCGCCTTGCTATCGGCTATACAGTAATGCGTGAAAATTATGAGGGTGGAAAACCAATGATGATTGAAATGACGCCATACCTACGCAACCTACTCGACCAATCCCTTACTATGCGTCGCAACGTAATGGATGAAGACATCAGACTTGTCAAGAATGCACTATGGAATACTGAAATGACTCGACGCAATCTTCTCAAGGAGATTGCCCGTATGATTACGCAGGGTGATTACCAAGCAGCAAAGCGATGGGTTGAGGATAATCTTATGGGTCATTCGTGGTATAATGAATATAAGCAAACCAAAGGTGGCAGGGGGCGCAAGGGTATCTTGGCTTTCATTGGCTACCAAGCGACTGAGAAGAAGCAAGAGTGGGGTGGTGAATGATGGCGAATGCTAAGACCCCAGTAAATACCCACAAGAAGAACAGGGTTGCCAAGACTCTCAATCATTATCATTGGCGCACTGCTGCCCTAAAGTATGTTATGAAGAATGGGCCTACCCCTCTTGAATTATTACTTGATGTAGTAGTGAATGCTCAGGGTCGCCCATTCAGTCGCACAAGGCCGACAATGTATCAGGCATCCTCATCCTTACGGATTGATGAAAGGTTCATCGCTGTTGAAACAGAAGTGAATAAGAAGCATTACTTCCCCGTATTATTATATGAGGCTGATGAAACGAATCCTGAAGTTAAAGAATTAAGGAGGCGAATGAATGAAGAGTAAGCGATTGATTGAGCAAAGGATTGAGCATGAAATTGACCCATTGATTCTCAAGACCCTGCTATGGGTTCTTGAGTCCCCTGAGTGTCCGTTTTGCGCCCACCCTCAGCAGGCTGATTTGGAAATGAAAATACACCGTGATGAAATGACCCCATCGTTCCTTGAAACAAAGATGAATTGGCCGATGGGTACGGTGGATGAGCATATGAATGACCACATTCAGTATGACCCAGTAGAAGCGCAACACATAGAGAAGATGCGTAAGGAATCCATCAGCACTTTGAACGTGGCTGAAGACCTTGTTCAGCGACTCATATCATGGGTCGATGAATTGGAGCAACGCAAGGCTACTGAAGGCTTGACTTCAGAATGGATTGCTGATGCTACCAAATTGCTTGGTCAGGGTCAGGGGTTCCTCAAATTGATTGGGACTCTCAAGAAGGAGATAGGGGTTGACTCCCAACTCCTACTGGCTGACCGCAAGGTGGATGCAATCATGGGCATCCTTGTTGATACACTACGCAACGAGCCGGTGTATCTTGACCAAATACAATTGAGGCTGGCTGCTCTCAAAGCACCCGACCATGTAATCGACGCTGACTTTGAAGAGGTGGGTGAGTGAGGGAGTGGCGGAGTGGTCCTAAGAACAGCCTGTGGGCAAGACCTATCTATCAAAAAGACATCCCAAAATTGATAGCAGCGATGAAGGAAGACGGACTACTTTGTATGCTTGACAAAACATTCATAGGCTACACATGGTATATTGGAGACTACCCCCTCCGGCCTAAAGCCATCAAGGAGGTATGGGGGCTAACTGACAATCAATACACCCGTATAATGGACTGGATTATTGTCAACGACCCCTTCGGAGTGTGATACTATGGGAGTAATTATTTTTACACAGGATGAGCAGCAATACAGGGATGGCGACTACGTTGATATGGGTCGTGAAATGACGACTCCACCTACCGCACGTGATACTACATTCATATATCATACTAACAAGTTCACACAGAAGGATGTCGAATACTGGCTTCCCCTCATAGGCTATCGACTTGTCATCGTGGGCAAGGTTCCCAAGATGGTTAGCGATGTCAGGGAGCAGGTCATTATTGACAAGACTCATGGTAAGAAGCGTGATGATTTCACTCGTCCAATCATGGGTCTATTCAAGTGGCCTAATCGAATAAGGGTATGGAACATGATACGCAACGTACCTCTTACTCTTATCAGCGCATTCCTCCGTCGCAACCGACCGAAGGACATGAGGCTGGGCAGACTGATTGCCCGCAGCCTATATCATCTTCCCGACGACTATCTATATGCGAGCATGACCTATGGTATAGCACCGGGCGGTCAGGTTGATTGGCCTAAGAAGAAGGAAAAGGTATATGAGGTGCCGTTGGGGTATAGAAGTAGTGACAAGTATGTTGACTACATATTGGCAAGCAGCGCAGAAGCGGCGAATGACCTACGCAGGTCTCAGCCTGAAGCCATGCCAGCCAAGATGAAGAAGCGCATACAGAAGGAAAGTGAATGGATATGAATAAGTTGTTTGTGTATGGAACATTGAAAAGAGCCTTTAGAGAAGACGAAACCCTTGGTGCCGAATATATCGGTGACTATGAAACCGATAACCGATGGGTGTTATTTGACTTTGGTGCCTACCCAGCACTGGTCCCCGGTGAATCGGTGGTCAGCGGTGAGGTATGGCAAATACCTTCTGAAACATTAAGTGCCATTGACCGATATGAAGGTCAGCAATTTGCTCGACGTGAAATAAAAGTCAAGGCTACTGATAGTGAAGAGTGGGAGTGGGTAGAGTCATATCTGTTTGTCAATACCACTCGGATGCTTGGCAACCACGACCTATGCACTACATGGGGTTAAGTCATGTGGTTACTTTTCCTGTTAATTTTTTTCATATCCCTCCTTGGTGATACCAGTCCCGAAGGCCAGTGGTTAGCGGAGAGTGATGGTACTTATGGCGCAGGTGGGGAAGTCGATGGTGCCGTTGCTATGGCTATGTATGGCAGTATGGAATAAATAGGTGTTGTTTTCTAACAATACTGATGTCAGCGAATAATAAGCGGGTGAGGCGGGCTATCGTGCAAATCCTATGGGCGCATGGCCCGATGACCAAGGAAACATTGGCTGATAAATTGCAGGACATCAAGAGCATCCGTCAGGTTCCTTCTCCCAATAGTCTATCTGCACTACTGTCTAAGAACCCGCAGGTTATATCTGTCGGGACTGAGAAGGTAGTGTCGGCTAATGGGGTGTCATCTAAACATATGGTGTTTGCCATCGACTCATACTTAATACAGGATGAAGATGACCTACTCTATACTACGCCGCATAACATCATGTCGCCCTCTCAGAAGAAGGATGCTACTAAGTGTTCCACCTGCGGGCGAACCCGCATCCTCCCTCCCGAAAGTGCTTCGTGCCTACACTGCATTCGTGATGAGTAGGTATATAAGTAGCCGAGAACAAGGGAATACCATGCGAGGGACATGGGCTACACGGTATAGACCTGCTGACCTTAACGGGTTTCATGGGCAGGAGCAGTTAGTCACTGAGGTGGCTGCTATATTGGGTGGCACAGCCCGAATGCAACATTATCTATTCCACAGCGTTGAACCCGGCACCGGCAAGACTACGCTGGCTGAAATCATCGCACGTGGACTCGGTTACCAGTTACATAAGTATAATGCCAGCAGCAAGAAGCAGCGTGGTATTGAGTTCGTTGAAGAGGAACTCGCACCGTTGTCCCGACTGGGGCAATATGAAACCATATTCTTTCTCGATGAGGCAGACCAATTGACTCCAGCCGCACAGTCGGCACTCAAGGGAATCATTGAGGATGCTCAGGGTTTCTTTATCCTGACCTGTAATGATTTGTCTAAGGTCAGCCCGTGGCTTCAGTCCCGATGTCAAGTGCGAACATTCGCACCCATCGGTGAAGAAGATATGTTTGAGCGACTAAGCCATATCAATACTCAGGAGCAGGCTGGTATAACCACCGAACAAATAAAGCGTATTATCACAGCACATAGAGGCGACTTGCGTAATGCTATCGGTGCATTACAGGCTGTCGCTTCAATGCCCGACTCTCAGCGTGAGTCTTTTACCCTGAGCCTCGGCGCACCGCTGGTCAATGCGGAGAAGGTTCTCCGTTTGTGTTTCAAGGAGAAGGCTGTGGATGAAGCAGTCAAGGCGATGGGTTCCCCTGCGAATCTAAAGGAGGCCATCAATGTAGTATTCCGGTATGGGGTTGAATCCCCTGCTCGCAACGAGAGCAAGTTGCTTTTGGTTGATGCGGCAACGCAAGCCCAAAGGGACCTGTTATCGGGTGTTGAAGCCCACTATGTAGTGTGGGACTTCTGCCGGAGGTTGGCTGCATAAGGTATATAAGTAGCCGTGAACAACAAGAAGAATGAAGGTGAGAAGATGTCTGATATACAAAGCATGATTGATAGAATAGCCAAGAACGTAGGGTGCGATGTTACTACTGTAACGTCACGCATGGACCAAGTATTGAATGAGCAGAAGGCCACATGGACTGAGGCCGGCAAGACAGAAGACCAGTGCGTAACACTGGCATTGAGAATTGCAGGTCGTCAAATCAAGACTGAAGTTGACAAAGCAAAGCGCAGTGGATGTGTAGTCTATGAAGGAATGTTTCTAACCAGCCCACGCTACAAGGATTGGGCCAAGATGGGATATGACAAGATGGCAAAGCAGATTGAGAATGAGGCACTATGGGACACTACCCTTGACCTTGTTTCGCAGGGCAAGTTGACTGTCTTTGAATATGATGCTGCCAACGATGGTTACATCAAGCACTACAACCCAAGCCTTGCTCGCAAGGATGCTTTCTTGGCTGGCATTGACCAAACCAATGTATCTGAGTTGCCAAAGGAGGCTGTCGATGTCGGAAACGGCAAGGCATTTTACATGATATGGGATAGTAGTAATCCTACATGGCCGAGTGGCGACCGTAATTTCAAGTATGGCGCACCACGCCCAGCATCGGAGAAGGACCGCACTTGTCTGTTCTTTGGCCGCAAGCAGGGTGATGATGATTGGGGTGTAATATCCATGAAGTTCAGCGGCAAGTTGGCCGAGGCTGACCAGCCCACCTATGTCCCCGGAACAATCGCTATGCGCCCAGCCCGCAACGGTATGGTAGCATATGCAAAGCCAGCCCTCAGCACATTCATGGCGAATGATGCACTGGCCTCTCAGTTCCCAGCAGACCCAGTAGGTATTGTCAAGAAGGAGGCTACTGCTTTCCTTGAGAATGGACTCGCTGGATTGGATGCGTTCTATGATGAGAACAGCGATGCTCAGGACAAGTGGGACCAGTGGGTAGGTCTAATCGGTGAAGTGGTTCACATTGACCCCCGTGATAACGGCGGATTCATCATGACTGTTGGCGACCTTGACATCATGAGCGATGCAGCAACTACTGATGTATATGTCCCTGCTTCACAGGAACACCTACTTACTTTCAGCGTCGGCTCTCAGGTCATGTTGGTCGGTCAGGTATGGCAGAACCGTGATGGTGAAACCCTTCTGACAAGCCAAGGATGGTGGTGTTCCGACGCATTGGAGCCAGTCAACGTAGGAGGCTGGGACTGATGGGTTGGGGTCAAGCACAACAAGAGGCCACTCCTGAAGTGTCCTATGGGCGTGATTACTACGCCAACCAATACGCTTTGCAGCGTGATGGTGGCCGACCAATCCGTATGTCCCTTGTGGGCAAGGAGAATACTGCCAAGACAGGGCAGGCATATACTCTCGCAAGAGCGCACACCGACAAGAAGATTGTCGTGATTGATGTTGATAGTAGTGCTGAGAACACATTGGACTTCATCGGTGATGACAACGTGCAGGTAATTACCCTGTTCGATGAAACCGATGACAGTATCTTTAACGATGACAACAGCACTAACTGGATGGCACTTGTCGAGAAGGTCAAGTGGATGGTCAATATCATTGGTCAGGATGCAGCCGATGGAAACGTCGGCGCAGTCATCTTTGACGGTGGTTCAACTTTCCTCAAGTGGTGCGAGTTCGTCATGACAGAATCCTTGCTACGCAGGGGCGTTATCAAGGAAGAGGGTGATTCTTTCAATCAGAAGGAATGGCGTGAGCGCAACCGTATCTTCAGGGATGTTATCAGGAGGGTTCATGCCCTACCTGTCCCCTATGTATTCTATACCTTCCACCTGAAGGACATCAAGGAATACATCGAGATTGGCGATGGCAAGAAGGCCCTGTCCACCATTGGTCAGAAGGTCGATTGGATTGACGGCACTCAGCGTTTCGCCAGCCAGCAACTATGGATGACTCGATATACTCAGAAGGGCGATAGAGCAGCCGGAGTAATGGCTGACAAGAGCCTCGGACCTTCCGATTGGATTGTCAAGTGCAAGGTTGAAGAGATGAAGGGTCAAAACATGGAACACTTGGGTAAGGAATATACTATCCTTGAGGTCCGTGATGGTAAGCCAAAGTGGAACGGCGTACCGTTCACATGGGGTGAAAACAATGAAGGTTGAAACAGGGCAATTAGAGCGACTATTGAAAGTGACAAAGCGAAACCAATTCGTCAACGGTAAGGAGCAACCACAGGTTCTATCCTGCGTGTTGCGAGGCGATGGTGACCGACTCGGAACGACCAGCGTGGTCAGGGATGGTAAGACCTCCGTGGCCCGATTCACTATTACTGGTGATGGGTTCCCAGCGAACATACCTGTCCCCGACATAGACCGATTGCTCGGCGCACTCAAGTTCCACGGCACTACCGTCAAGTTGGATGTTGGCGATGGTAAGTTGGTCGTCAAGTCCTCCAACAAACAGACTACTATGAGCGCAAATACTGATGGTAGGGCATTCCCTAACACGCAGACCAGCATCGGTGAATGGGAGACCATGAGCATTAAGAGGGCTGAGTCATACAAGGAAGGTAAGTATGTGATGAAGTCGGGAGAATCCCGTGAAGCACTACATACTATCAGCCTTGATGTCGAGGAATTGTATGACGCACTACGTTGCGACAACATGAACGGTCAGCGACTAAACCGATACACCTTCTCCATTGAGAAGAATGTATTCAAGGTGGTTGTAGGCGACCATCTAAAGGGGCAGACTGAGGTTGTTCTAAAGGAAGATATTGATTACCCCGATTGGTCCGGTGTCTTTGAGGGTGGCCTTGAGTATGTCCTCAAGCATTACAATGGAAAGGTTCACCTGAAGGTATTCGACTTCACTAAGGAGGGGCAAGGCTACCGTATGTGCGTTGTCCTCCCTGAAGGCGACTTTGTGCTTCAGGCCAGCGTCCTGTGAGTGGTGAGCATGGAATATGAGATTGTTCATGACGATGCTATGGAAGTCCTGACAAGGATGACCGATAACAGCGTTGATGCAATAGTCACTGACCCTCCATATGGCCTGTCCTTCATGGGTAAGAAGTGGGATTATGATGTCCCTTCGGTAATGATATGGAAGGAGTGCCTTCGGGTGTTGAAACCCGGTGGGCATCTTCTTTCCTTTGCGGGTTCTCGTACTTATCACCGTATGGCGGTGAACATTGAGGACGCTGGCTTTGAAATCCGTGACCAAATCATGTGGTTATACGGAAGTGGGTTTCCAAAATCACATAACCTATCTGATGATTGGGAAGGTTGGGGAACACAACTGAAGCCAGCCCATGAGCCTATCGTGATGGCTCGCAAGCCATTCAAAGGCACCGTGGCTAAGAACGTGCTTGAGCATGGCACTGGTGCGTTGAACATCGACGCATCCCGTATAGATTACAACGGGGAGAAGCCGAATGTCGGTGGTCGTGGCGCACATGGTCGTGGTGAAGGATATGGATTCAAGCCGATGGATGAAGTGAAGCGCACCAATAGAAAGCCAAGAGAAGATGGTTTTTGGGGTAAAGGTGGGTATAAAAATGAGGGTAATGATATTGCCACTGCTAATCCTAATGGTCGATGGCCCGCTAATATCATCCACGATGGGATAGAGGATGAGTGGGCAAGATATTTTTACTGCCCCAAAGCATCGAAGGCAGAACGTGGTGAGGGTAACAACCATCCAACGGTGAAGCCGGTGGCACTCATGGAGTATCTTATACGGTTGGTGACTCCGCCCAATGGCGTAGTTCTTGACCCGTTCCTCGGTAGTGGGACTACTGGAGTAGCGGCTATCAAGCAAGGCTTTCATTTCATAGGTATAGAGCGAGAGGCTGATTACATTCCAATAGCCGAGGCTCGCATGACCCATGCTAACGATGAAACCATCGAGCCTGAAGAACTTGAGGCGGAGTGGGTATGATGGGCTTTCTGAAAATATCCCTTGACCGACAAGATTATTTGAAGAGGCTCTTGAGTAATATGTGTATTAGATATAACAAAAAGGGTAAGCGCAGGGATTATAAGTTGGCGTTCCTAAACGGTATATTGGAGGTTGGTACTGACCCGTTCACTTCAGAATCTTTTGCTCAACTATGCAAAGGGTTTGCTCAGAAGGGAATGATAACTACCCAGCAAGCGGCTAACTTTCTCTCTATATTGGAGAGGAAGGAGTTCGTTATGAAGACTGGTATGTTATACAATAGGACAGTATTTTTACCAACAGCAAAAATGTATGAAGCAATAGAGGTGACAAACAATGAAGATAAGGTACAAGAACCAAGAAAAGAGCCTGAACATAGCGATTGAAAATGAAGGTAAGCAACAACACGTCGTTGATTTTGACGGTGTTGAATACTTTATTGATATTGCCTATGGGCCACGACTGAATGACGATGGCTACCGAAACAAAGCATGGTTGAAGCGTGAGTATGAAAGCCGTGGACGGACTATGCAAGAGATTGCTACGCAGTGCGGCGTATCGCCAATGACTATCAACCTGTGGTTGAACAAGCATGGAATTGAAACCCGCAGGCGTGGACGACGATGATTGTTGATAGGGGTTTTGACAGGTCGGTGCGTATTCGATACCGAGAAGATGGTGAGCGTAAGACTGCCACCATCAAGAGTCATTATCCCTACCTATTCGTCAAGGATGAAGATGTAATAGATGCCAGTAGCGTTCTCGATACTGTGGTTCTTTCGACTGAGCCGGGTTATCGTGGAGTGTATGGTGAATCACTGACGAAGGTAGTGGTCAGACACCCTAATGATGTGACTCGCATAGGCAAGCGTTGTGATACATGGGAAGCAGATATACCTTGGACCAACAAGGTTCTCTATGACCGTCTTGATGCGGGTGAGAAGCCCTTTGAGAAGTATGAACATAGAGTGTGGTTCCTTGATGGGGAATGGAAGTCAGACAGTGGTGAAATTACCATCCTGACTGTGCAAGATAGTTTCACAGGCAACAAATACACATGGTTCACCCATCCCGATTATGCGGCTGGTGATTACACTTCTATCCCCTGCAAGAATCATCCTGACGGCATGGAGAATCTTAAGACTGATATACCTATGAAGTGCTTCACCAGTGAGCGGGCATTACTACAACACTTTGTTGCACATATGATTAAGCATGACCCCGACATCATTACTGGTTGGTATCTTGTTGGTGCTGACATCAAGCAGATAGCACAGCGCATGGAGGCTTGCGGGTTGGACCCAAAGAGTCTGTCCCCATATCGGAGTCATAAGTACAAATACAAGTGGACTGAGAAGCGATGGGAGCAGCCTATCCCCGGTCGCATTTGTCTTGACCTGATGATTGGATTCAAGAAGTTATGGGTGTTAAAGAATGGGCAATTGCCCGGCCAATCCCTTGATGCCGTGGCTGAACACTGCCTCGGTGATAGAAAGGTTCCATTGGCTGACGGCCATGACACCTACTATTCCGACATCGGCACATACCTTGACTACAATAGGCAGGATGTTGACCTGATGCCGAGGCTTGATGCTCTCATTAACTGCATCGACTTCTACGTGTCCATGCAACACCTGTGCCAGTGCGACTTTGAAACGGTGGCTATGACTACAAGATTGGCAACTTGTCTGTTCAGACAGGACCCCAATTTTACTGAGCGCATTCCCAGCAAACCCCGCTTTGAAAAGGTCGAATATACTGGTGCTGACATTATGGATGCAAAGGCTGGTCTGTATGGACCTACTGCAATCCTTGACATCAAGGCCATGTATCATAGCAACGTGAATCTACACAACATATGCTGGACTACTCTTGAACCAAGAGGTGTTGACTGTGGCAACGGGACTTGTTTCGACCCCATTACGCAGGGATTGTTGGGTCGCACGATGGACAAGTTAACCGTCAGAAGGAATGAGTATAAGATGTTGATGAGTGAGGCTGAAACGCCTGCTGAGAAGAAGATGTGGGATGGTATGCAATTTGCTACCAAGTCCCTGATTGCCTCTCTCTATGGGGTGTCCGGTGATGAGAAGTATGGTCTGTATCACCCTGATATAGCCGCTGCTATTACTTACACCAGCAGGGAAACATTGGGTCGATTGCACAAGGAGTGCGTAAAGCAGGGGTATGATGTGATATATGCCCATACTGACAGCGCATTCGTGCTGGTCCCTACGGTGGACGAGGCTCTTGCTTTGACGGCCACACTCAATGATATTCTTGCACCTATTGAAACCGAGTTTGAGAAGTATGGTGAATCATTCTTCCTCAAGGCTAAGAATCGCTATGCTGGAAAGATAGTATGGGAGGGCAAACCTCTCGATGAACCGGACTATTACATCAAGGGTATTGAATTGATTCAGGCTCGGATGCCAAAGGTCATGAAGACTGCCTTGAAGGATGCTCTTGTGGGTATGCTCGATGGTTCAGAAGAAGGCGTAATAACTGAACGATTGACCACCCTCATTGGTAAGTATCTTAATGGTGAGAATGTTGAGGACCTACTCATGAAGACCACGCTCAAGAAGAACCTTTGGGACTACAAGGTTCTCAGTGGCCCATCAGCCGGTGCTGATTGGGCGTTGCTCAACCTTGACCATGAGTTCGGTCAGGGTGATGACATGCTAATCGCACTCAATACTAAGGGGCAATACATAGCATTCCCCGACATCACATGGCTACCGAAGGTCATGGAGAAGACGGACCTCGGCTACTATGTAATGGTCGAGCGATTTGTGGTGAACAAGGCGAAGGATTTATATGAGGCCGTGGGCTGGGATTATCAACAGTTAATGAATGCCCTTGAGGGCAAGGAAGCAGTGGAATGGTTATAAGTAGCCGTGAACAGGAGATATAGATATGGGCAGACAGCGCAAGATGACAGCACAAGAATTGACGACCATGATTAAGAGCCATGAGCAAATGCTCGACTTGGTTAATACAAGAATAGATTATTTGGCGCAAGCCATTATGTATGACTTTGAGCGCATACAGATTTTGGTCATGTCCCTGCTTGCAGAACAAGGCTACCTGAAGGATGAAATCTGTGATTGTGGAAAGGAGTATGTATGGCCGGATATTGGAGGCAGAATACCTACTCCGAAGGGATGCCCAGCCTGTGCATCGGTGCCGGAGGCGGCAGAAGATGGAACAGAAGAAGAGTGAATGGGATTACAGCGTCAAGGGACACTATAACCCAGTCAAGGCGGTCGAGAATGGCTGGCCTATACGCTTGTCTAAGTCATCCTTTATGACTTATCTACAATGCCCACGCAAATATTGGTGGCAAAACGTCGAGTTAGAGGGCATACGCTCTCCCCCCACCGAATATATGATACATGGTTCGGCTGTGCATCATGCACTGGAGAATATGTATGGGAACATAGAGAAGAATGGAGTGTCAGAAAACCTGCGCCCGCTATTCGACATCGACCCTGAAGATGAACTGCATGAACTCT